TGCGCGGCAGGCGAGTCCATCTCCCTGGCCGGCGCGGGCTTCGAGACGATCAGCCTCCTGGCCGGCATGGAACTGCTGGACGCGACGGACAAGGCGTGGACGCCCAGGTTCACGGGGTTCCTGGGCTAGTACCGCCGCCCGCGCCGTTCCAGCACGTCCTCCACCTGCTGCAACCGCAGCCTCTCGGGCAGCGTCACCATCTCGTCCTCGCTGAAGGCAGCCTCGTAAAGGGTTGCCACGGCGAGGAGCACGTCCAGATCCTCCCGTAGCTGCTCAAGGTCTGCCTGGCTGATGTCCGCCCGCTCTCCGGTTTCGCTCATGACCCAGAGCATGGCAAACCCGAGGCGGTGGTCGCACGGCATCCCCTTCGGCGATCATCCAGGCAGCGAAGGCGGCAAGGACTGCCGCGCCGCGTCCCGGCCAGTCTCCCGCCGTAGCCGCGATGGGCGATAGCTGGGCAGGTACCTACGGGAACTTCCTTCCCCGGCCCGCGCAGGACTTCACGCAGGGCTCATTCGGGCCGCTCTCGCCCATCCCGCCGATGGCCGTCGACCAGCCGCCGCCGGGCTTCGACCGCCCGATGCCGCGCCGCTGGCAGCCGCCTGTGGGCTGGAACCTGCCGCAAAGCCCCCCGGGCAGCGAGGGGCTGAAGCTCTGCGGCTTCGGCGAGCTGCGCACCCTGTCGCGTTTGTACTCGGTCGCGCGGGCCTGCATCCAGCTCCTGAAGTCCGAGATCCGCGGCCTGGAATGGGACATCGTCCCCACCAAGGATGCCGCGAAGGCCATGCGCGGCGACCACAAGGCCATGAAGGACTTCGGGGAGCGCCGGGCGAAGGCGATCCGGTTCTTCAAGAACCCCGACCCTGAGTACGGCTCGTGGTCGAGCTGGATCGACACGCTCCTTGAGGACGTGTACTCGATCGACGCGCTCAGCGTCTACCTAAGGCCGTCGAGGGTGCGCGGCCGGGGCCTGATGGGGTCCGACCTCTCGGCGCTGGAGCTGATCACCGGGGACTCGATCCGGCCGATGGTGGATCTGCACGGATCGCGCCCGTCGCCTCCCTCGGTGGCCTTCCAGCAGTACCTGTTCGGCGTTCCCCGCTCGGACCTGATGTCCATCATGCTCGGCGCTGACCTGCCCGATGACATGAAGGGGACGCAGGTCCACGAGTACCGGGGTGACCAGCTTCTCTACCTGCCGTACACACGGGCGACCGATAGCCCCTACGGATTCCCGCCCGTTGAGCAGGCGCTCGTGCCGGTGATGTCAGGGCTGTCGAAGCAGGGCTACCAGCTCGACTTCTTCCGCGAGGGTTCCGTGCCGGCGGTGTACATCTCGCCCGGCGACCAGGCAATGACCGCCTCGCAAGTCGCCGAGCTTCAGGTGGCCCTCAACGTGATCGCGGGCGACGTCGGGTTCAAGCACAAGATCATCGTCCTGCCGCCCGGCAGCAAGCCCTATCCGCAGAAAGACCCGCAGCTAGCGGACCAGTTCGACCAGGTGGTCTCCACCGAGGTCGCGATGGCATTCATGGTCCAGCCGACCGAGCTGGGCCTCATGCCGCAGGTCGCCACCGTGCAGTCGCCGAGCGCCGTGAACCAGGTGGCCAAGAGCAACAACGCGACCCACCAGCGCAAGTCCCTGGTCCCCATGCTGCAGTGGCTCAAGCAGGGCCTGCTGGACAAGGTGATCCAGGAAGCCGCGGGCCAGCCCGACATGCAGTTCATGTTCGCGGGCCTGGAGGAGGACGAGGACGAGGTCGCGCTGACCAACATGCTGGTCGCGCAGATCGGCGGCGGCCTTGCCAGCGTGGACGAGGCGCGGGCCGACATCGGCCGTGACCCGTGGGGCCTGCCGGTCACCCAGGACCCTCTGTGGGCAAGCGCCAACGGGGTCATGCTCCTGGGGTCGGTGGATCCGGTCACGGGCCAGCCGGCGGGGCAGCAGGCGGCGCTCCCGTCGCCGGGCACGGTGCTGGGGGCACCGGACCCGTCGAACCCTGCGGTGGGCGGGAACGGGCAGGTGAACCCGAAGCCGGCGCTGGCGCAGGGGCACATGCCGGGCACCACGCACGTCCCCCCGGCGCAGCCGCAGCGGGACCAGACTCCCTCGCACTCGGCGGCGATCAGCGGCGCGGCGGAGGCGGCGGCGCATGTCGCGGGGTCCAGCTCCAAGGCGGCCCTGTCGGAACTGGACGCGCTGGGCCGCCATGTCCGCAAGGGCCGTGACCCGGCCACCTGGCAGCCTGTCCACATCCCCGGCGCGGTCATGGCGATGATCTGCGAGGACGTGACCAAGAGCATAGGCATTGCCGAAGTTCTCGCCGAGGCGAGGCGCGCACTCCCAAAAGCTAGCGCCGCCACTGGCGGCCAGCAGCGGCAAGCCTGGCTCGCGTGGGAGCACGACCTGCAGCTAGCGGCGAAGTACGAGGCCCAGATCGGTGCCGCGTTCGCCTCGGTGATGGCCGAGGCCGGGAAGATGTTCGCCGCGTTCCTGGCCGGCACCCTCCCCGTTACTGCCGCGGTCCTCGCCAGCATGATCGCGGACCTGATCCAGAAGCGCCTCGCGCTGATCCTGGCCCCCCTGCACGCGGAGGGGCAGGAACTGGGCCGGGCGGCGGCCATGCAGGCGGCAGGGGCGACACCGCGCCAGCAGCAGGGCATCAGCGAGGCCCGGCAGGCGGACACGTCCCAGATCGCCCAGCAGGCCGCGGTACGGCAGATGTCCGGCACGGGCATGGCGGGGCTCGTGGCGGCGATCACGAAGGCGCTGCTGGCCGGGGGCGTGACGGTAGGGGTGCTGCTGGCGCTGCTGGAAGCGTTCCTGAACGCGGAGAACCGTGCCGGGCTCATCGCCCTGACCGAGATCGAGAAGGCGATAGCGGACGGCGCCTTCGGGGTCTACACGCAGCTAGGCGTGAATTACTGGTCCTGGATCACCGACCCGGAATCGGATCGCTGCGCCCGCTGCCTCGCCAACCAGGCGGCCGGGCCGCAGCCGGTCGGCTCCATCTGGGTCGCAACGGGGACCACGTCCACCCCGGGGCATCCGCTGTGCCGTTGTCATATGCAGCCCTCGAAGCCGCCCGCTCAGGGCGCGATAACGCCCGTGCCGGGCGCGGCTAAGTCGGCGCGGGAGCGGCCGGTCACGGATCAGCACTCTTCGCCCGTTGCCGGGCTGGCCCCTCGCGGCTCTTACCTAGTGCCAGGCTCCCGTCCGCAGATTACCAAGGCAGGCAAGCCCTGGAAGCACCCGGACACGTCCCTCCCTGTCGCCGATCGCGTCTACGCGCAACTCGCGGAGGACTACCCGCCAGAGGCCATCGAGTGGGTAAGGCACGCCCGGTGGGAAGGCCCGGCGCTGGTGAAGACCGCCAGCATCGACATGTCCGGCAAGGGCCGCTGGGCGGCCGGCCACGAGGCCGCCAAGGTTGAGCGCTTCAGGCTCAGGATTGCTAAGCGCCGGGCATCAGGCAAGCCGGTCAAGCCCGTGGTGCTCGTCAAGACGCCGGAGGATGCTAAGCGGATCGTGGTCGACGGCCATCACCGGACGATCGCCGGCAGTGAGCTTCCCGGCGCGCAGATCGAGGCGTACACGGGCTACGTGGACGCGGAGACCGGGCCGTGGGATGAGACCCACGCCTCGCAGTTCAGTGACCGGAAACCAGGTGCCGGCGACGACGGGGCCGCGAAGAACTTCACGGCGGCGAACCTGGGCGACGGCTCGGTTCACGGCCTCGCGCCGTACGACCTGCGCGGCCAGGAAGCACCTCCGATCGCCGCCGGGCTCGTAGTGCTCGCCGCCGACACCGGCCGCGTCCTGATGCTGCAGCGGGCCGTCGCTGAAAATGACCCGGCCGCGGGGTACTGGGAGTTGCCCGGCGGTCACATCGACGCGGGCGAGCGCGCGGAGGAGTCGGCACGGCGCGAGTGGGCCGAGGAGACCGGCTGCCCCGTCCCGGACGGCACGATCACCGGCGGCTGGACCTGCCGCTCAGGGGTCTACCAGGGCTTTGTCCTCACCATCGCATCCGAGGACCTGGTCCCGGTGCACGAGGGCCGGGACCAGGTCATCAACCCGGACGACCCGGACGGTGACCAGGTGGAGGCCATTGCCTGGTGGGACGTGAAGCAGCTACCGGGCAACCCGGCGGTGCGGCCGGAACTCGTCGCGGACCTCGATCTGCTGCTGGGCGCGCTCGCGGGCTCTGGCGCATGACGGGCAGGCGGTGAGCCGTGGCCTACCAGTCCACCGTCCCTCAGTACACCCTCAGCATGCCGGCGGGGTCGGTGCAGGAACTGGCGTGCACCTTCATCGACAACGGTCCCGCCGTCGTAACGCCGTGGCCGATCACCGGCTTCACCTGGGAGTACGTGGTCCGGGAGTCGGCCGCTCCGGGCGCGGCGCTGGTGTTCGAGATCACCACGACCGTCAGCGTGTCCGGGCTGATCACGATCACCGATACTGCGTCGGTGTCGCAGGCGCTGCTGTCCGTCTACCCGGCGGCCACGTCGTCCCTGACGCCGGGAACGTACTTCCACGCGCTGTGGAGCAACCCCGGCCTTGACAGCGCGTACTCGTGGTTTTCCGGGGCGCTGTTGGTGAATGGCAATCCTCAGCCCTGAGGGAGGGTGAATGAGCACTCCCTACAGCGCTTCCATCATCGTCGCCCCGGCGGGGAACGGGCAGGCCGGGGTAACGATCTCGCCGGGGGGACTGCCGGGGCCTGCGGGGGCGTCCGGGGGGGCGCTGGAGCCTGTCGCCACCCAGACGGGGAACTACGATGCGGCGGCCGGCCAGTACGTCCCGGTGAGCACCGTCAGCGCCGCCGTCACGATCACGCTGCCCGCCACCCCGGCGGACCAGTCCGTCGCCGCAGTCTACATGGTCACCCAGGGCGGCGGTAACGCGGTCACTCTCGCGGCATCGGGCAGCGATAAGTTCGCGGTCTCCGGGGAGCCAGCGACGCTCCCCATCGCCGGCGTCAATGAGGGCTTCACGGTCCAGTACGACGCCAGCGCGGGACTGTGGTACGTCCTGTCCACCGCAGGCGGAGGCAGCGGGACCGTCACGTCCGTGGCCGTCGAGTCCGCCAACGGCCTGGCGGGCACGGTCGCGGATGCCACGACCACGCCGCAGATCACGCTGCGGACTAGCGTTACGGGGCTGCTGAAGGGCAACGGGACCGCGATCTCCGCGGCTACCGCGGGCACTGACTACCTGGCTCCTGCCGGGTCGGGCGCCGCGCTGACGGGCATCACGGTCGGCCAGGTCAGCGGAGCGGCCCCGCTGGCGTCCCCGGCGCTCACCGGCAGCCCGACCGCGCCGACGAAGGCGCCGCTGACGGACAGCACGGACCTTGCGACGACCGCCTATGCCGACCTGGCCGTAGCCGTCGAGACCACGCGTGCAGAGGCCGCTGAGGCGCTCCTGGCGCCGCTGGCGAGCCCAGCGCTGACCGGCACGCCCACGGCTCCCACGGCCACGGCGCTCACCGACAGCACCCAGGTCGCCACGACGGCCTACGCGGACAGTGCGGTTGCGGCAGCGGCCCCCTCATCGGGCTCCCCGCT